TTCTTGAACGTCCCTGCACCCGGCACTCCAACAACCACACCGGGTTCGTTCAAGGTCTTCAAGAGCCACCGCAACGCAATGGTGTCCCATTCGCCTTCGCACAAGTAGACCGGGTCCTTCTGGTTCTCCTTCAGAAGTTGGGCACGGAACAACCCCACATGACATCCAGACGTTGACATCATCAGCTTCGAACGGATGTTGTACTTCCGAATGTCGACGTAGTGTCCGTAATAGTCTTGGATAGGAAACGTAAATGCTTGACCATCCCACCCCATTCCCAATCCTTCGAACGCCGTCTTCCGAAGTTGCCGATTCTCCGCCAACTGACGAACCATCGATCCCTTGAGATCCTGCGCGTAGCGTTCGCCAGTCAGCTTCAAAAACTGGGAGATGTTTCCGGATAGTCCCGCAGACTTGCTGTCCCACAATCCGAGCTTCGTGTTTACATAGAACTTATCATCCTTCCCAGAAAACGGACAATAGCCGAACGTTTGATTTCCACGCTCACCGGTAAATTCAACTCCGTGAGCTTCGAAGATCTTCAACAGATTCTTCTTTTCACTCATCACGCCGCCATCTTCTTAGGAGCACCACCAACGATCTCTGGTGGGAGAACAATCTTCGTTGGCCGTGACCAACGAGTCTTGGCGATTTTCATTTCAACCGGCAGTCGGACCGGCAACCCGAGACGCTTACTATCCTTCTGCATAGCTCGGATGATATCCTTCATCAGCTCGATACTATGCAACTTCTTTGGCAACTCGATAATGACTTCGTCGTGTACAGTCAGGAGCAGTCTCACTCCCAACCGATACCAATCCGTCTCCTTCAACATCTCGTGAATGTTGATGAGACCGTTCTTCATCACATCCGCCGCGGTGCCTTGAATCAAGTAGTTAACTGCACGATACGCGTAGTCTGGTTCGAACGTATAGCGACGACCAAATGGACTGTAGATCTCTCCAACCTGTGTCGCCTCAGCAATGAGGGCAGACATAAACCGTTTGACACCGGGGAGCTTGGCTTCGTAGCCGGCCACGAACTCCTGTGCAGTATCGAGGTCGGATTTGAGAAGCTTCGCCACCTTGGGAACACCGCCCCCATACAACTTACAGAACATGATCAGCTTAGCGCACTTGCGGTAATAATCTTTGTGTTCGTCGAAGTCGTCGCGACTACTGAAGACTTGTTTGGCGATGCCTCCGTGATAGTCCTGTCCAGACATGAGGGCCGCTTGCATGGCCTTCTCGCCGGACAGATAGGCGAACAACCAAACTTCAATCTGCGAATAGTCGGGTAGATACCAAATGCAACCAGGACGTGGACCAAAAGCTTCACGCGGTCTCGATTGAATATCCGCCTTGCGTCGGCCGGTGGTCTCCGACGCTACTTGTTGAAGGTTCGGATCAGAACACGACAGTCGGCCGGTAATCGCTCCTGTCTGTTTGAAGTTGGGATGAAGCGTCCATACTCCTGGCGACTCCTTCAACCAGTAGCGACGGTACACATGGAGAAATGAATTGTTTGTCTGCTGTGCCGCATTGTGTTCTAATACGGCTTTGGCCAACGGGTCTGGTGGAACCTTAATATACCGCGCACCGGTCTTCCGATTACGAAGCCACTTGCCACCAATCGGCAGGTGCTCGGTCTTCCGGTCCATATTGAACCACTCGGCGCTCTGGATCACATACCCGGTTCCCATCTTTAGGAGATGTTCTCCGGTGAGCGAGTAGTTGAATGTCCCGGTCTTCTTGTTGAGTGTGCCAGTGAAGTTTGGTGGATGATGACGGGTCTCATAGAACACCTTCGACATCTCTGGGGTGCTCTTGTAGTTCAGACCTTCGCCACCATTCGCCGAAGCGATCTTGCGTTGCTCCGCTCGATAGTTATTGTAGAACTTAATCAAGGAACGTACACGCGGTCGGTGGATACGTGTGCCCGTGTCCTCCATATCTTTCAACACCCAGAACAACTTGTGCTCTCGATCGCAAACCTCCTTGGTCCGTGCGTCGGCTTGGATCTGGTCCCACCACGCTTTGTAAATGAGCATGGAACGAACCGCGTCGCCAACAGCATATGGAGCGATGAAACTATCCGGACACAACCACATGTCCGACTTGGCGGGTTTCTTGCCACCGATGATCTTGTCGGCGATGGACCAACGTGTCTTCTTGGCCTGTTGCCGTCGCCGGTTGACTTCTTGGAGGAGCGTCTTCTCGTCGTCATCGGGATACTTGAAACGACGTTTGCAGAACTGCTTCAACGCGTAGGTGAGTTCTTGTCCACTCGTAGCGATATGGGCAATGATCTGCGTATCGAGGCAACGACCTCGCACTCGCATCCCGCCGTGTTCGGCCATCAAGATGTCGAATCGAAGGTTATGGCCGATCTTCGTAATGTCTTTGTCGTCCCAGAGTTCGGCAATCGCGGCGAGCTTTGACTTGTCGTGAAAGGAAACTTCTCTGGTGATCGGATCAACGTGACCACGAAGATAGTCGGTGTTTCCGTCTTGGTCGCACATCGACCACACGAATGCGCGAGCAGGAACTACCGACCGTACTTCAATGTCAGGCTTCTTCTTCGTTCCGAAGTTCAGGATTAGCCGACGCCAATCACCGTATGGCATCATGCCGGTCGTCTCGGAGTCGATGGCGATTGCTTTGCCGCGAACCTTGAGACCCGAACGCGAACCCAGTCTAACTAACACGGATGCTACGGGAGTAGCGTTGCAACCAGAACAAGAACGAACAACGATCGCAAATCTTCGGCGTCGTCTGCAACATATTACAACGCGTCGGTTCATCGCTCTCGCAGCGACGGTGTGACTCGACGAACAAGGCCGCATCTTCAATGATACGAACCTTGTATTTCAACCAGAAATGAAACATCCCCATGTACACCGCGATGTCGATCATTCGCGATTCGGGCGACTCGCTTTCAACCTGACCTTCGATTACGAAACTTCGAAGGGCGATGTACTGCTTCCGAATCTTCGCCCAGAGATCTTGCTCGACTGTCATCTGACATTCCCACGCCGTCTGCAGTATCTCCAGGAAGGCGACTTTATCTGGATGGTAGTCGGCATTCTTCCGCCATTGGAGCTTGTTGGCGTCTTCGAAGAATGCCGCGACCTCTTCACTCATTTGCGTTGCATGCATCGTCGTCTCCATCCACGAAAGAACCCACCGACGTCGCTACCTAGGGCGGCAACAACGTCGGTGGGGTTGGGCGCGGATCAACAACCTCCCAGCGGCTGACCCGACCCGATCTATTTCTTGCTCTTCTTCTTGCCCTTCTTCGGAACGGACTTCGCGGGTGATTCCTCAACGGACGTAATGGCGTCGGCCTTGATCTTGACCGTCTTGCCCTTGTCGGTCTTGATCAGGACCTTACCTTCCTGCTCGAAGAGTTCGACGACCTCGCCCTTGATCTTGCCGGACTTCTTCGTCTCGGCCTTGACCACGGACCCGACGACGACGTCGACTTCATCTTCGACCTCTTCTTCTTCGTCGTCTTCTTCGTCTTCGTCCTCTTCGTCTTCCTCTTCGTCGTCCTCGTCTTTGGACTTGGATTTCTTGCCCTTCTTTTTCTTGCTGGGCTTCTCCTCCTCGTCCTCGTCGTCTTCCTCCTCGTCTTCTTCCTCTTCCTCCTCGTCGTCGTCAGACTCCTCGTCGTCATCGGACTCTTCTTCTTCCTCGTCGTCCGATTCCTCCTCGTCGTCCTCTTCTTCTTCGTCTTCGTCGTCCTCTTCGTCGTCCTCGTCGTCGTCCTTCTTCTTGGACTTCTTCTTGGACTTCTTCGGTTCGTCGTCGTCCTCGTCCTCGTCCTCTTCTTCCTCCTCGTCGTCATCTCCAACGAGGCCGTCGACGTAGACGTTCTGGAACTCGCCCTTGGTCTTCAAGCGGACGCGGCACTTCGGCTTCGTCTTCTTGATGTCATCGAGGATGTCCTTGAGTTCCTTCTCCATGTCCTCGAGCTCGGACACATCGTAGCCCATCGCGTCGAGTTTGCGAAGCAAGTACTCCAGATGGTCCTCGGTCAGACCTTCGAAGTCGAGCTTCTCCTTGCCCTTGTATTCGCCATCCATGAACTTCCACGTGATGACGACCTGGACCCGCTTGTTCTTCGAGACACCGATCTTCGCATCGGTCGCCCGCATCCGATAGCGACCGTCGTCGTATTCAGCGAACCCGCCGGTTGCCGCCTTCTCCTTCGCTTCGTCGAGATTCTTGTTGAGCCGGCGAAGGTACTTGCCGAAATCAACCCCAGATGACGACGACTTGCCTTTCGATTTCTTTTCCTTCTTCTTCATGTGATCTCCTGTCAATGTTTACCGATCCGGAACTTCTTCTTCTTGACTGTGGTGGCAGCCTCCTCTTCGTCGATGTCCGACGACCGCGTCGGGACGTACTCGTTGTTGAACGCCGCGGTGACGTTCTTGTACGCTTCCTTGGCCGAGGTTCCCATATCGATTCGACGAATCGGTTTCCCGTCTGGTGTGAGAAACCGTCCTTCGAGTCGATGTCCTGCCGAGACGTGGTCGTCGCCAAGGATCTGTAGAACCCGTCGTCGCTTGTCGTATGAATAGTACGCCCAGATGTCGACCGATCCTTCGACGAGGTCGCGCATCTTCTTGTGCATGGTCGGCATCATGCGGTCGTACGTTGCGCCGTCCCGTGTCTCCACTTCCACTTCTTGGGCATGTGAAAGGAAGATCACTCCCTTGCCGGAGTTGAGCAATTCACCAAACGTTCGTTCGAACTCCCTACGATTCTCTCGCCACCCCTTGCCCCACTCCTCGTCGGCCAAGTCGTCGATGACCAACTTCTCGCAAGTGTAGTCTTCGACCATTGGGTACAACGGATCGACAATGTCAACGACCACGGTGTCGAAGGTCTTGTCTTTTCTCAACGCCTTGATCGCCTTCTTGAACTTCCGCCAGCTGTTGATCACCACTGGGTAGAGACGTAGTGCCTTGCCACCCGGCTCCGTGAATAGGTGAATCGCTTTGCCGAACAACGCGGTCAACGACGTCTTGCCGATTTTCTTCTCGCCGAAGATCAGCCACGTGTAGGCTCCCAAGGAATCTTCCGGTTCGGACCGCTCAGTAGGGAGTACGAACTTCTCCTCCCCAGTCTCCTCGCGCTCGCGAACCTTCTTTTTCTTGTCGGCCTTTTTGTGGCCCTTCAACTTCTTCAGGACGGCCACGTTACTCGTCGTCCTCGGTCTTGACGTGGCGGATCTCCACGTTGTTCGCGCCACCGTTCGTCTCAAGCACGATGGTGCGACCACCCGTCGGCTTGTACGTCGCTTTGTTACCGTCGTCCGTGTCGTTGGTTTGTTTCATCCCACTGAAGAGTTGAATCTTGCACGTGGGATCGTCCACCATCTTTCGGACGATGTCTTTCAGTGCCTCATCCATGACGAGCCTTCACTTTCAACGAGGCGAGTGGAATCACCTGACCGGCCACCTCTACCGGTGCAGGCTTAAGGGAATTACCATTCCCTGCGAAGACGTATTGACGCATCGTCTTCAGATGCTCTGCAACCATTAGCTGCAGTTTCTCGTCGGAATCCTTCGCGTATTCGGCTCCCGGCGGTTTGATGAGACCCTGACGCCATCCACCGTTGTAGCTGCACACAGAACAGGGTGTCATGTTACGGTTCTTCCGGAACAGCAATTCCCGAATCGCGTTCATCTGCACAGACTCCCAGATCTGCTGCAGCGATTGATTGGGAAACTTACCAACCGGTAACTGCGTCGACCAGTCGTAGCAGCACACAGGCACTACACCATTGTAGCCCATATTGAGTTCTCGGAACGGCCGTGTGCATTTCTTCTTAAGCGGCTCGGTGATTGGCTCCTGTCCCAAGAGATTCTGCAACGGCTTCTCCGGCGAGTTGCCAGCTTCGTTGTTGATATCCTTTGAGACCGGACGTCCGGTCTCCGCCCGCTTCTTCGTGTTCACCTCTCCCAGATCGTCGAGCACAAAGATCTGTTGTCGGTTGGTCGGATACCGTCGATAGATCGAGAGATGATCTGGGTTGTCGTAGTAGTGATCCGTGACCCGGATGTCTTTGTCCTTGGCGTATTGCTTAGCGTAGGCCATGAACATTTCATACCGAGTCTTATGTCGTTCATGCGGTTTGCCCCACCACCGCTTGTAGGCGTTGATAGCCAACAAGTTCAGACCCTTGGCAAACCATTCGTCAGCCGACGATCTGAACGTCTTCCAGTCCTCGATCTGGGAGCCGTTGGTCTGCAGTTGGATATGGGCGTTGGGATCCAACCGAATCGCTGCAATGATTCCTGCGAAGTTCTTGTGCAACGTCGGCTCACCATGGTTGTCGAGTTCGACACGCACCCCACCAGGGAGCCATCGCTGAGTCTCCTTGAACATCGCGCGAACGAGTTCGACTGGCATCTCTCGATAGTCCGCCCACCCGGTGCCTGGGGTGTCTTTGGAACGAACGCTATGGATGCCGCAGAACCAACAACTATAATTACAACCTTCCACAACCTCCAATTGTATGGACCACGGCAAGGCGACGAACGGTTTCTTTGGCAACGAGATCTTCATTTCTTCAACTCCGCCGCCAACGCCAACACGTTGGGCAGGCATAGCAGTACAACAATGAATAGGACAAAGACACCAATCGCGATCATTGACAGAGCGCCCCACGCAAAGAGTATAATCTCCAACCAAGTCATTTCATCATCTCCTTCTTCTTCTGCTTGTCCATGTATTGGATATAACGCCACGCCGCATACAGCACACGGTGAGCAATCGGATTCGAAATCGGCGCGTTGGCTGGAGCACCGGCATAGTTCGCTTCAGCGACCGCATCTCGTAGACGCTTGTACAACGACTCCTCTTTCGTCAGACTCACGGTTCAACCTCCAACGACTTTTCGATTTGCGTCCACGGAAAAGTCACCCGGACCTTCTCCATGTATTGCGGATGCGTCTGCGAGAATCTCTGGATAGCGATTCCGACTTTCCGAACCCGTTCGCCGATACCGCCGTAGCCTCCCGGCATGTAACGTTTCTTCTGAAATGGCGCGTCCATACAGACCATCTGCGCAGTGAGGTTCATATCGAACGCGGCAAAGGTGACCTGCACATCGTCCATACAACCTTCGTCAACGACGTAGCGCATCTTGTTGTACAGAGTATGTGGGATCGCCCAGAACATCGCCGACCTCTTCTTGTAGAAGCGTAACCCGTCGTGGGTCTCGACTCCCTTCTTGATACGCCCAGAATCGAAATGTTCGGCTGTCCCATGCATCCCTGCGATGAGGCAAGGTTGAATCGGATAGACGAACGACGCACGCACCAGGTTTTTCAAACTCTTTTCGGTGTAACGCGTATTGTCGTCGGTCACCACGTAGCGATCGAACTTCACTTCAGTGGCTTCCTGACGAAGCATCTCACGCGCGTAGGTCCCACTACCATAGGGATTCTCGTACGTGATCCAAGTTACCCTATCGAACTCCCTTCGTACCGGGAGGTATTTCTTCCTTTCTTTTTCTTCCACACCAATGAATGTGCTGGGTCGGTTCAGGAACGGCTGTGCGCGTAAGGTCTTCAACAAGACTTCTGGTCGTCCCTTCGATGGGATCAGTACTGCAAATGAACGTTGAAGTTTAACACGCACAGCCATCTCCTTCTACTTGACGGTGTCCCGCTTCTTCTCGAGCTTCGCTTTCTTGGCCGAGAGCTTGTTGATGCGACTGTCGATCTTGTCGATCCGCTTCTGGATTCGCGCGACCTTCTTATCGACCTTCTTCTTTGCTCGCGCGTCGGCCGGTGTCGACTTCTTCGGTGGTACTGCAACAGACTTCTTCGCCATGGTGGTTAGTTCCTGCGCCAAACGTTTTTTGAATTGTGGTCGTGCGCGGCGCAAAGCGTCCGCCACAAAGTGTGAGCCTTTTAAAAACAGCGTTGGGTCTTCCTGGATTGCACGGCCTGGTTCTCCTGCGAACGGATTCCCGTCTCGCTCGCCCAGATAGTCGATGTATCGGTCCTCATGATATCCCATGCCCAGGTACCGCTACTTTATCTGGTCGTGTGGGTACTTTCCGTTGGTCGGGATCCAACGAATCTGTCCGCCCTCCATACTCTCAGGAGCGAGAACGAAGAACGGCATCTGCTCAGGCCGGTGTTGCCGAGTCAAACTGTCTTTCCCAACGTACTTGTGATACGGAGCATAACGATGTCCACCGGGTTCCGGATCTCTCTTGCAGACCTCGCAGTACTCCTGGGCTGGTCCTTCTTCTCGATCAATCAGATGATTGCCTTGCGCGTGTCCGCACTCCGCACATCGTTCGTACGGGTTCGGATACTTGCCGTCCGGTGGCCAGGACTCGAGACCTGCAAACCGTGCCGCCTTGGCCTTGTCGCTGTGACTGCCGAGATACTTCGAGATGATGGGTGGGCATTTCATCTTCACTTCGCGCAGCATCAACTGAGCGACGCAATTGAATTCCCAGTCCATAATGTGCTCAAGACGGTTGGCCAACACACCGGACAGGGCAATCCAATTGTACTGGTCGTGGATATAGGTCTGCATTCCCATGAACAGTACGCGACGAGCGTCCTGCCAGGGAATGCCGGCATCGACCAGTGCCGAGTACAACCGACGACCGTTGTCGATGTGCTTCAGAATCTGCGCATGGAGTGTCGGGTCACCGTCTTTCGATTCCATCCCATCGAACACCGGCTGATGTGACAGATACTCCTTGATGGGTTCCCAATTCGTAATGCAATGCTCGAGACTCTCCGGCAAGAGGGCACCCTTGTCGTGCACTGCACACGCCCGACGTATCGTCTCCGGCATCGTCCACGCGCGATGACGCCAGTCGTTGTCGCGCCCGCCGTGCTGCATGAAACCGGCACCCAGACGCGTCCGAACGTTCTGGTGTGTAAATGCGCGTGAGACTCCGTCGATGCAGAAGTCGAACGTGATTCCTTCGAGGACCTGCTGCAACGTCTTGCCCGCGAAGCAGGACTCGACATAGTCGCGTTCGTCTGGAAGCAACCGTGTCCATCCGGTGACGAAGGCAACCTTCGGATCGTTCACACGCGTGTCGATCGTCAGATTGAGATTGGGTTCGCGGTTCACAGTCCGCGATGGCGACTCGCCCCAGTTCGCTTGGAGTGCGTCGTACATGGATGTGAACAAGTTCACTGTCGGACCCCATCGATCCAATGTGACCTTCAGACTGTCCGGCCCGTAGGTGATGGGATTCGTTGGCTCTTCGCCCGTATGAATGGCGTGAGGCCGGTGCTTCGCATCTTCGTAAGCCATCTTCGTCTCCTTTTATTCTGCGGTGATCTCGAACGGGATCTTCCCAGGCATCTTCTTCTCCCTCTCCATCAAATCGTGCAGGCTTCGTACGGTGAGCGGGTTGTGCGTCGGGTCGGATTCGTCG